CCTCGAGAGAGGCCAGCCGACGCAGTGCACCTACACCACACCCGCACTGGGTGCTATTCCAAAGGAGTTCCGATGTCATCCAGCTCCGTGACCAGGCGACGTAAGTTACCTGGTCCGATCGTACGACAAGGGGCGGGGTTTTACCAACCCCCCGATCCCAAAACGTACGTAGAGAGTTATACTCCCCGGACGCTGGACGGGATACAGGTTACTGTATCGGAAGGTCATCCGTGGGATCCTTCTTATAAAAAGAAGGCTCGCCACGACGTAGGTGGTCCCTTCTACACTAGTAAGGCCTTTGTGGCGAGTCCTGGCACTATGCCATACTCGACACTCGGTCCTATCTATGTGGAAGGTCCGCCAACATGGCGCTATAGTTATTATGGCCCCTTGTTCGCGTATCCGACCAACACGCTTCACACCTCTGACGAGGCTGCTTCGTTCCTCCCGCCGGATCTATCATCCTCGGATGATGATCTTGACGAGAAGGGCGCTACAGCTATCGCTAGGTGTGAACCGACCAACTCAGTAGCTGACCTCTCTACTGCCCTGACTGAACTCATGAAAGACGGCTTGCCGGCTCTCGTGGGACATCAATCTTGGCAGAACCGTGCTGGCAGCGTTCGTAAGAATGCTGCTGGCGAGTACTTAAATGTACAATTCGGTTTGCGACCCCTTCTCAACGACGTTAGCGATTTTGCTAAGGCCGTCGTGAAGAGTGACCAGATTCTCGCTCAGTATGAGCGGGACGCTGGTCGGGTCGTACGGAGGCGTTACTACTTCCCATCGGAAACATCTCACGAGGAGTCTGTGATAAGTACTGTGGCCCGCCCGGCACCAAACGGTGACGACGTGGGTCTCAACACTTTGAGACTCCCTGTGTACCAAGGAACCATTACTCGCCATCGTGAGACGGTGAGAAAATGCTGGTTTAGCGGCGCTTTTACGTACTATCTGCCTTCCGGATACGACTCCCGGAATAACGTTAGTACGTTGGCCGCTAAAGCTGAACATTTGTTTGGGATCAAGCTTTCGCTTGAAACCTTATGGAATGTCGCTCCTTGGAGCTGGGCTGTTGATTGGTTTGCGAATACCGGGGATGTGATTCACAACCTCGAAGCATTCAAAACCAATGGCCTGATTCTAAGATATGGGTACGTGATGGAAACTACTATCACGACAGATACCTATAGCTTTCGGTATAACTCCACTTCAAGTGGAGGGTTGCCGAGAGTGGCTCCCTTTATTACGGTGAGAATCACCAAAAAGAGGAAGCCTGCGAATCCCTTTGGATTTGGAGTTCAGTGGAACAGCTTGTCACCGTTCCAACTCTCCATAGCGGCGGCTCTTGGACTTAACAGGGGTCGTCGGTAGGTTGTACCTGCCGAAAACACCATGTGGCCAAGTGCCACAGTTAGGAGCAATGCCTAATGGCATTCACCGACCCACAGTCAGTTACCATTTCCGCTGTGACGACGTCACTGCCCCGGACTTCCAACCGGGTCAATGGGTCGACATACGGAAGTGCTGACGGACTGATTCAGCTCACTGCGGACAACGCCTACGGGCGTCGCAACCGCCGTGTGCTGAGGATCGATCACTCCAAGATCACAGCAGATCCGTTTATCCCCGCGCAGAACTCGAAGGTTTCGATGAGTAACTACATCGTCTTCGACCTTCCGCCCGCGGGATACACGAACGCTGAGGCCTTGGCTGTGTACGTGGGTTTCAAAACCGCGTTCACAGCGTCGTCCGATGCCCTCATCTCCAAGCTTCTTGGGGGTGAGAGCTAGAACGGCCCAGATACAACTCCTCTCTCGGGGAGTTGTGTGAGATGCGTTAGGCTAAGGATAGTCCACCTCTATTTAAGGAGGGGCTATGAAAAGCCTAATGTTGCTCTGGAAACGGCTAGCAGAGGAATCTGCTAGCTGGTGTTGCACACGCGCCACCATGGACATAAACTATGTCCAGTCGCGTGTCGAACATGAAGGGTTGTCGTTTCTTACGATTACCCTGCCTGCCTTTTGTAAAGACTTTGAAGAAAGTCTTGACATTGGTCAGGTTGATCGCCGTCTTTTCACCGGTTTCCGGTGGAAAGGAGGTCTCCCCCTATTTCTAGGAGGTTTCCTCGATCAGGTGTTCGACCGCTGTAGCGGTGTGTTGCTTGATAAGCCGTCTCATGACGCGATTCGAGCTATCCGTCAGCTAACGCTGATTTATAGCAAGATCTCCCTCCCTGCGAGTAATCGCAGGGTAAGGAAGGCCATGGCCGACTATGTCAAGTGTGAGCAGGAAATCAGGGGCTTGGCACTCGATGATAAGTCATGTTCTGACTTTCACCGAATGTCTCGCCTCTTGTTTGCGGAATCTCTCACCGTTGTTGATAGAGCAATCTATCGAGGTGAGATTATTCCTCGGCACGGCCCCGGCGCGACTGCCGACTCTCTCCGTGGAAACGGAAAGTTTCGTCAACACGTTTGGACCGATCGACTGGAATCCATTTTTCCTTCGGGAGAAATGCTCCTTCCTAATTGGTCATTTTATGATCAAATGGAGTCGATTGATTTCCTCGAACCTGGTTCAGAGATACCTGTTAAAGTTATCTCAGTTCCTAAGACGCTCAAGACACCTAGAATCATCGCCATGGAACCGACTGCTATGCAATATGTACAGCAGGCGATTCTACCGGAGATTCTGACGGCCATAAAGAGGGATTACCTCCTCGATAGCTGTCTCGGATTCGACGATCAGGCTCCTAACCAGGAGGCTGCCCGTCGCGGATCCCTTTATGGGGATCTGGCTACACTAGATCTTAGTGAAGCATCCGATCGTGTTTCGAATCAGCTCGTTGAGATCATGATGTCTGATCATCCTCACCTTGGTGAGGCTGTTCAAGCATGTAGGTCTACCAGAGCTGCTGTACCTGGCCATGGGGTAGTTCCCCTAGCCAAGTTCGCATCTATGGGTTCAGCCCTCACGTTCCCGATTGAGGCTATGGTTTTTCTTACCTTAGTCGCTCTCGGTATCGAGAAGGAGCTCAACACACGCTTTTCCCAAAAGGATGCCATTAGACATCTTCGTGGGAAGGTGCGCATCTACGGGGACGATATTATTGTCCCCGTGATGTATGTGCGTTCCGTGATTGATCACCTCGAGTCCTTTGGACTCGTTGTGAATCGGCGCAAGTCTTTTTGGAACGGTAAGTTCCGGGAGTCTTGCGGTAAGGATTACTATGAGGGATTTGACGTTTCAGTTGTCAGATTCCGCACAGAATTCCCGACATCACGGAGGCACGTTTCCGGGATCATAAGCACGATCTCTTTCCGTAACCAGCTGTATTTTGCTGGTTACTGGGAGTCGTGCAAATGGTTGGATAGGAAGATAGGGCTAATACTTAAGTATTATCCCGTGGTTCTTCCTTCCTCTCCGGTACTAGGTCGCCACAGTTTCCTGGGGTATTCTACCCAGAGAACTCATAGTGGACTCTTCAGCCCTTTGGTAAAGGGCTGGGTCGTTCACTCTGTATCACCCAAAGATCTTTTGGATGATACTGGCGCCCTTCTCAAGTTCCTTCTGAGAAAGGCACGGCGGGACCGGTACTCTCCCCTTATAGGGAGTACTGAGCCCCCACAGTCTGACTCGGAACACTTGGAACGTGCTGGACGTCCTCATGCCGTCAACATCAAGCTGAGGTGGGCCTCACCCGTCTGATTGGGTGGGGTATGGCCTAACGGCCAGACTGGGAGATCAAAAAGCTACCCGATAAGTAGTTCTATCGGGAAACTAGTTCATCTCCATGACCGCATCAAGTACCTTAACAGGTAACGATGACGGTTGGGAGGTGCACTCTATCGTCCGGGTTAGTTATCCCGGAC